TTAATATCGGAACCCGATGGGCCACAACTCCCTTGACATTGCACCGCACCGGCGTTTGTTTTCAACCGAAAGTATCCTATGGTTCCGGTTCCGACGTTTGAACCGTTCATCCCCGTAACGTCCATTTCGGCCTTATAGGGAAAACTCCCTGATGGCACAAATGGCGGGTCATTGAGCGTCAACGAAATTATCAAGGTGCCACTATCGGCATCGTCGATTGACGCCGGGGCCGAACCGGTGAAAAGTTCGAGCGTCGAACCGGCGTCAAACATCGCGTTCATTTGAGTGCCGATCTCGAAAGCGATCAGATCGGCAAGGGAATCACGCCAAATCATTTTTCACCTTTTTTTTTCATGGTGCCGCGATGAACCCGCCTCCGTCACCTTCGCTAATGTCGGCCCCGATGGTTGGCTCCCCGGTGCCGACAATATCTTCAACTGGCATTTCGCATGGTTCCGCGAATTCGATATTGCGAAGCAACGGTGCACCGTCAGCGTTGCATTGAACTGTGTACGCCACGAGGTATTCGTTCGTGAACCCTTCGTGCAACTGCTCTTTGAACTTCGCACGGTAGTAATTTTCCGATCCTTGGGGACACTCGAAAATTTGCCCTTCGACCCAAGCGATTAAGGCCTCCACTGGCATGCGAATTTGAACTGGCGGAACGTATAATTCTAGCTCACAAGGATGCACGTCCAGCGAAAGGCGGCTGTAGAGATATTTTTGGCAAGCAACGCCAGTGTAATCAGCCGCACCTAAGCCAGGATTGTTGCCAGCAATCCAGACATCGCACACTAGGTTAAAATTCGGAGTGGTGTAGGCCAAGGTAAAATCCCCTAGGTCAGATCGAGATTGGTTTTCAACGTCGGAGCCCAATCACTTTCGGGTGATGACGCATAGACCAAAAATTGCTCAATCTGAGAAGCTAAGGCGATGGGATCGACGAGGCCTTGCTTTGGCAACGAACGAAGGAAATCATTCCCGACGCGGCATAGGTGACGACAAGTATCCTCGCGGACCCCCTGTGCGACGATCTTGTCGCCGAACACGACAGCCCAAACCCGACCCATGCGTGTTGGTTTGAACAAAACCGTTTTCGGGTGATTCGCAATCACGTTGCCTTGTCCGCGTTGTTGGAAGCCGATTTTTGCTGCGACCCGTTCCCTCGCTTGATTGACCTCCCGACGTTTCGTGTTGTCGTCGTCCTCACCACCAGCTAATTCGATTCGCTTTGCCCTTGGGGTACTTGCACGGTTCGAAGCTGCGACGAGATTCGCGATGTAAGTTTGCATGGCATGGGGGTTGTTTGGGTCGCCGTCTTGAGCGAAATACCATGAGGCAAGCGAGCTAGCGGGAATGCCGGAGGCCTCCGTAGGCAATGTCGTTTCCCACGAAACGCCGTCCGAATCAATCTCAACTCCTCCCCTTGTGTGGACCATGTTAGACCACGAGAGCATGACCGGCACCGGAAGGAAAGCCGCCATTTGCGGAGCGTCTTGCAGTCGAGGGGGAACCAATGGAATCGGGTCTGCCGGCGTCATATAACGCACCATCGGCATTTGGGAGAGAGCATCGCGAACGAATGGGCCTCCTGGTCGAGGTGCACCGTAGGTGAATATTTTTTTCTTTTGGGTGTTGTTGAGACGCCGGAGTTCATACGCCATGCATTGAGCAATGGCACCTCCGGCAGAGTACCCGACGAGATCGAGGTATTCAGGAAATTGCAAGTGATTACCCGACATCATGCCAAGGTACGAGCCAAGGTTGGCTTGAATCCACGTCTGAGGGCCACGTATCACTTGCAATCCCAAAGCGGCAGAATAACCGTCGATCAAACTTGTGGCGTGTTGCAGCGACGTTACGCCGTCGAGGTACATTATTTTCCGCGTGTTGTCGCCGCCATAATACACGCCGACCGTCGAGGCCGTTGGCGGAAAGTATACCGATTGAAAACCGTTCGTCATTTGATCCCGAAGGATAATGTCCATCGCCGTTTGTGGGAACGTGCTGCGCAGGAGTGTGAGCATGCGAGCATGGAACAAACCGAGATCGACGTTATTTACGGGTTGATCGAGCATAGGTGTTTTCTCCTAACGTGATGAAAGGTGTTGTTTTCTATCCGTAAATCGACGCGGCTTTGCGTCGGGTATCCGTGCCGACACGTTGATTGACGAGAACTTGCGTCACGTCTGCGGTTTGAACAATCGTCGGGTTGCTTGCGAGGACGGACAGCTCACGCGACAACACGCACGGAACCCAAACATTCGTTGTTGCGTCGGTGAACCCGTTGAGGATTGCTGTCGCGATGGCTTCCAATCTTGTGACGGCGGCTGCGTTGAAGATGTCGCAACCGTCCGCGTGCGTGATGTCGGATTCGCTGAATGGCCCGAGACGTTTGGAGCCACGGTAATTTTGACCTCGCAGACTTGTCCGCATAAGCAAGAACGCGGTGCAAAAACTTGCGAGACGATCTCCGGTGATGACGCCAACGCTCGCATTCGCGAAATCGACGGGAGCGTCGAGAGCGTCGTCGATGTAACGAATCGAGTTCGTCGTCGCCGACCAATCGACGTTAAGAGCGTCATCAATGACGTTACTGATGGCGGTTTGAAACGCCGTGTTGATTGCCGTTTTCGTCGGGTCAATCGCAACGGCGGTTCGTCGAAAATGGAACACGAAGTTCGTGCGAACCGCGTCGCTTCCTCCTCCGGTGATTAATCCCTTCATGTTCACCTCGACATGTTCGACCTCGTTCATCGGGATAGGCATGCGTGCATTTCCAAGTATGTGCACGTTCGGCTAAGTGGTTATTAGTGATTGGCTGAGTTGGGCTGAGTTGGTGCACGACAACGCAGCTTCACGCAACGTCACCGCCGCACTTGTGAATCGGCAGGAATCTCCGGGAGGATAAAGAAGGAAGCCGCTAGTCTAGCGTGACGGTTTTTGGTTCGTCAGGCCTAGCGGCTTCACCTCCCACAAGATGGATGTAGGTTAATCGAAACCTTTCCCATTGTCAATGTGACGAAGCAAGATTTCTTCACCTATTTTTTTGCCGTTCACGCCGAACAAGCTAAAGCCCTGATCGGTCCCCCTCGTGAAGTATTTGAAGGTGCAACATGCGGCATTTTCGCAGAGGTTGATTTCTTCACCCGTCAAGTTCGTCATCACAAACCGTTCGGCGAAAGGTATCAGGCCACGTCGATGTATGCCCCAATGCCTGCCAGGAGCGTTGAGATATGATGTATTCACAAGAGAATCATCCTGTCTCTTGCTGCAATACTTTGAGACGTATTTGGCCACGTCTCGCTGACCGTTTTTTATTCCTTTTGTTTCCGTTCGGACATATCCAACCGCACCTAAGGCAACACGCCACGCACGATTCGTTTCCTGATACGGTAGGAATCGGACGCCGAATACAATCAGGTGAACATGGGCCTCCCATTGCCCTTTCTTGATTCCCGTTTTCCTTGGAACCCACTCCAACCTCCATAACGCACCTACTTTCTTTCCTAGGTAATTTTCTATACTCCGAAACCACCAATGCCGATCTTGATTTCTTTCGTGAGCTGTTGCTCGCAAGTACTCGTCGGGATAGGTCAGCGTCACGAACACGGACGGCGGGACGTTTTGCCAATCTATTTTCGCAACGGTTCGCAGCATTCGCAACCTCGCCGACGGCGTGAACCCGTCAACGGTTCCCCGTTTTCCAGGTAGGCGAAATTCCCTATGGTCCTTGATATAGGTGATTTCTAGTAGCTCACCCGTAAGGATTGCACAAGCGGTTCGACCTTTCAAAGGCCTCCGCATTTCGCGTTCGTTGGTAGTGAGTGGCATACCTTGTGGGAAGCCAGGATCTTGTGGGAGGCGTCAAATAACGTCTCTTATGTTTAATAAGTTAGCCAAACTTTAACGGAAGTGTCAAGCGGATTTTTCGTTATCGTCGTCGAGATCGGCCGTGCAACTGATCGCGAAGCAAGTGAAGCAAAGCGAAAAGAGCGTCTCGCAGCTATCCATCACCTTCGGTAATTTGAACGGGCGTCCGCACCTTACGCACAACCACTCCTTTTGCTGGCCAACCGTGGCTGTACCAGTCACGCCACGAAATTTTGATCGGCGTAAACCATACCAGGGAGGAGCATACATCTTTTTCCCTACCTTTGTCGCAAAGCGAAACGTGGTCGATTCCCCTTCACGTTTCGAACGTCACCAAATCGAGCAACACGTCGAGCTGCGTTATCGTAATCACCCGCGATCCCGAAACGACTGCGTTCGGTGCAAAGTTAATATCGGAACCCGATGGGCCACAACTCCCTTGACATTGCACCGCACCGGCGTTTGTTTTCAACCGAAAGTATCCTATGGTTCCGGTTCCGACGTTTGAACCGTTCATCCCCGTAACGT